CACCGCATCGCGTATCTCCTCCGCTGTGGCTGCAAGCTCAGTTTGTTTGAATTCTTCTTTCATTCTTTTTCTCTTATGTTGTTTGTTCTTACTTCTATCCTTATGCGAATGCCGAACCGAACTCTACCGTGAACACCCTCGCCGACGTATTCGCCGTTCCGGGATCGTCAGCTATATCCTCCAGCACATCAGCACCCGTCTGTTCCCTCAGCGGTGTAAGCAGCTCTGCTATCAGCGCATCGCTCGCCATCGTCGCCGGGCATATTCCCTCCTTTGCAACCTCTGTCACTATCGCGCGCTCCGCAATGTCGCTTAAATCATACTCCACCACATCGCCGGGCAACAGATCCTCCGTGACGCTGCGCCCGTTCCGCGTCGCAAGCGCCACAACCCCCTCCACGCTCCCCGTCAACATCAGCGCAAGGTCAAGCAAATTCTGCCCATATATCGTGCTACGTTTCATTCCACTCTTATAAGCTTCGTTCGTTCATCTATCGTCACTCGTTGTGCCGAAACACCAACTGCAGCTATCATCCGCAACGCTCGTGCGCACCATAGCCGCTGACCAACACCGTTAGTCAGCTTCACCACCTCCGCGCCCACGAGCGGCTTCTCCTTCAGCTCTCCTCGATTACACCGTAGCACCGACTCTACCGTCTGTGCCGTTGTGTCGCCTATCAGCAGCGAACCGCCGTCCACTATCAAGTCACCCGTTGTCGGGTCTGTCATTAAGCCAATCATTGCAAACGCCCTTTCAGTGTTTCGTTTATACTAACCCCCGATGCCATCACCTCCTCCACCGGAACCGTGATTTGCACATCGACCTCCACTTCTACCTCGGCAAGAACTTCGGCGATCGCTTCCGCTATCGCCTCGGCCACCTTTGCCGTTGCCTTATCCTTTTCGCCTATCGCAGAAAACTTCTCCTGCAGCAGACTCACTATTTTGCTCTTATCGTATCCCATTAGTGCTTGATTTTATTATCTATCATTTGCGAAAAGTCCTCCTTATTCCCCAAATACGACGATAACGCCCCCGTCAAGTTCGCCTTAAACGTTGCGCCACCATCCATCGGCGATACCGCTGCCTGCATTATCGCACGGATTATCGCGTCAATTCGCCCCGACATTGTCTGCAACTGCTTCTGCAGCTCCGTCGCGTTTGCTGTCGTTTCCGAGCCCCCATTGTCGCCGCTCCATGTTATCTGCCCGTCATCGGTCATTTCAAGAGTAGCATTGCCAACTCCCAGCTTCAAGCTACCATCCTCTATCGTCAGTTCTGTCTTCCCGATAGTCAATATCACCTTGTCAACCGATGCCGTCTGCACAACCACCGCAACAGCCTCGTTTATAAACCCGACTGTCACCTCGCTGCCAACCGTTGGCACCAACACAAGCCCGACGCTCTCTCCCTGATTCGACTGCAAGTTCACCCCCGTCAACGGTGCCCCCTCATCTATCGGAGTACACTCAACCGTCCGGTTCCCCTCGTCCACAGAGTCAACCGTGCAGATCCGTAGATATAACTCCGTCCCTGCCATTGCTATCTCCTTTATCGCTGTCCTGATGTCCATCTCGAAGCCTCCTATTCCGACACCATAGCCCCCAACGTGATATTCTGTCGGAAGCCATCGTTGCCATAAGTTATCGTGTTCTTTTTTACCAAATATTTACCCTTCTTTTCCCCATCTATCTTAACCCCTACGATATCCAGCACATCAACCAATACGCCTCCAAACGTCGTAAACGACCCCGTTAGCCCATCCTTCTTTAGTCGTGCCAACTCCTGCTCTCCCCAGGCCTTTGCCTCGCTCTCTTCCATATTGTAGCAGTGTAGCGTCCTCAATGCCCCAAAATTATCCCCCATTTTTATCACATTCTTCTTCCGATTATCTCCGTATAGACACACCACCTTCAACCGTATCCTTATATCATCATTCTCCTGCTCATCAACCTCTTCGCTAATGATATTCTTTCCGCTTTCCATCACCAATTTCAATTCCCCCGATTCCTTGAATGATATCCCGCAGTTAAGCTCCGACTCTCCGCTATCCGTTAGCCTTATAAAAAACCTCGCATCCGTCCTTTGTTTTATACCGGCAAGCAAATTCCCTATTGTTGTATCTCCCGTCGAGCACTGCCCAAGACTGAAATCATCCCACACTTTTATCCCAATACCTAACTCCTGGTCGCGCAGCATCTCGCTAATCTTCACGCTTCTATAAGCCTTCGGTTTTATCTCCTGCTGTTTCAGCATATACATCTCATCTTCGCAGTATATCTCAACCGGAGCCTTAAAGCCCTTCCTTACCACATACCCACTAAATGCAAGTTGCAAGTCCTCATCATACCCCAGCCATACTTTTATCTTATCACCGCGCTTCAACGGATTCCCCGTTTCACCCTTCCATTGTGTCCGCTTCGGCAGCACAAGCTTGCAGGTGCCGGTCAATGCCTCACTGTCGCGCACAATCTCGCACGACGTAAGATGCTCAAATTCCCACGTCTTATCGCCATTGATTTCTATTTTGCAACAGAGTTTCAACATCGTTTAATCACCGTTTAAAGCGCGTTTAATCATTTCATCGAGAAGCCTCTGCGCTCCCGATATTTTCCCTTCGACACTTTGTTAAACCATACCCTATATTTTAGTTCTACCATCTCGCAGCCGGCCGACTTATACCCTTGGCCACTCTCCGCTATCTGCAACGCAACGCGCGCGTAGCCGCTCGTTGTCGTTGTCCCGCTTAATGCCACCGACCCCGACGTCGCCGGGCTGACAACATTCTTCCTTACACCCTGAATGCGCAACGCCTTCCCCTCTGCTGCCGAGTATATCAATGATCGGCACAACGCCCCAAGCTCCTTGCCGATTAGCGTCTGGTTATCTTCTCCCTCAGCTCCAATGCATTTCGGAACATACCATTTACCCGGTGTCCCGGTTGATAGCGTTATCCCCTTAAAATGCACAAACTGATGCTTGGCTTGTCGCCGCTCACGCTTACCCTTGTATTCCGGATTGATTGTCGCAGCTCCTCCGCTACGGCGTGAACTCGAGCGCTTCTTCTTGCGCAGCAACACAAGTTTAGAGCCTTCCGGCAGTACTCCATGACGAACCCACACAGTGTTGCCACCTACGATTTTTATCTCAAGGTGGTAATTCTCCGTGCAGAGCTGCCAAGCTCCCCATTTATCACTCGCCGACTTCCATTCTCGCTTATAGCGCGTCATATTCGGCAATATCTGCTCCTGAGTGATAATGTCGTCTGCATCCTTGTAAACGTTGATGGTGTAGTTCTTCACCCCGTTTAGCTTGAACGATTCTCTCGCATGAATACGGATATTATCCTTCTGCTTATCCAGTGCCGTTGATGTCAACCCCGACACTGTCTCCACCAGCAACCTTCGCTTAATCTCTGATGACGCGCTGATCACTGTTGCCAACTTCTCGGCAAGTGCCGCATTCGTCGATAGCGTCTGGAACGAATCCAAACGATACAATGGTGGCACATCTAAGTTTATAGCGACTGCCGATGGCAGTGCATATACCCTCGTGCGTGCCTCCTTATATGTCGCGCCATCTGCCGTTATGTCCTCGTTCTCGGTCACTATGCGCACGCTATTGGCCTGCTTCCAGTTGCCCGGACTCATCTCTATCAACTCACCATTGAGCACGAGTGCCCCTTTGGTGGTCTTGTCAGCCATTTTTAGAATGAACCGACTTAGACCGCCCATATAAACTATGCTCTGAAGCTGCTCTATCTGCTCTTGTATGAAGTTCAGCGTCTGCGTCGACAACGGATACAGATTGCTCCCTTCAAGCATTGTCGTTGTAAAATTCGCTTTGTGCATTGCTCTGTTTAGTTTGCAAGTGTATAGTTAGCGTCGTTAACCGCGCCAAGTAATGCCTCGGCTACCACCTCCTTTATTCGCTCCGCGCTCTCCTGAAGCGTCGTTGTGGATATGGTCAGGTTATCGACAAGTTTATCTATCGTAATATTGATATTCTTGATGCGATCACTCTTATCTGCGCTCCCACCGATGCCGCTAAGCCCCGATGATATGGAGCCGCCACTGCTGCCTGAACCGGAGGCTGAGGTCTCGCTTTCTGTCGTTGCGGATTCTGCCCCGGGCGCATTTGCGCCCGCTGCCGCGTCCACATTATTCTTCTCCGTCTGGGGGTGATCCTTTGCCCAGCTTCGATCGGCGGAAGCTCGTCCCTTGGCCACGATCTTATCCCAGCCAAGCGCTGCTGCCACCTTATTATATAGGTCTATGAACCACTGCAGCACTGAATCTATCTTCTCCTGAACCCACCCAAGCACCTTATTAAATACATTCTTAACGCTGGTGGCTACCTTGTTGAACACGTTTATCAATGGCTGCGCTATCCCCTTAACCTTTACTACTACTGCGTTGACTACCGACACAACGTGCGCTTTGACGCTATTCACGAAGCCTCTTATCTTCGCCATTATGCCGGCAAAGATTGCACCGACCTGCGATGCCATCTGCTTTATCCGTTCCCAAATCGCGGTTATCTTGCTTATGATGCCGTTTACAACCCCAACAATAGAGTTGATAACAGAATCTATAAACCCGCGCACATTCTCTACTGCCGAATTTATAAAAGCCACAACGGTCTCTCCGATTGACTTAAAGCCGTCCCATATTGCAACCGCCCGCTCAACCACCGCCGACACTACCGCTTCAACAGTATCACATATCTTTCCGAAGAACGACCTTATTCCCTCGGCTATGCGCATAACGGCTCCCTTCACAGCCTCTATGCCGCTCACTATCTTGCCCCATAGCCATTCAAATGCCGATGATATCCTCTCCGGAAGTGAAATTACAAATGCGCATACAGCGTCAAACCATCCGCGCAAGGTGTCGGCGATGCTCCTGAAGGCTTCGCCGATACTCTCCGCAAATGTTGTTATCTTCTCCCACAGCGACTCCGCTATGGCTACTATCTTCTCTATTGCGCCCTTCACTGTCCCCCATACGGCATTCCAGACCCTGCTCGATATCTCAACTATGAAGTTCCACACCTGCGAATAGCATTCAAACACCCATTGGAAATATCCCACTATCTGTTCACCAACAGACTTAACTATGATCCATGCCGCATTAAATATAGCTTTTATAGCTTCCCATGTCGTAAACACAAACACACGAAACCCTTTGCACTTCTCCCATAGCATCTCCACAACCGCTATTACGGCTGTTATCCCGGCTGCAATCCACCCTATAATCGGTATGCTCATTATCGCCGTGCTTACCGACCGACAAGCGCCCGTAGCTATCGCCTTGAATGTTACCCAAAATCCACCGTTCATAGCAAGCGATGCATCAAGCAGCACAAGATCCAAACAGATACCGCGGATCTTCTTGCTGACTCCGGTGAATATCTTCTTGAAGTTCATTGCTCGCACGAACCCTATCATATTGCCCAATGCTTGCAACAAGGGAACCAGCTGCGATAGCGGTATGAGCGACTGTGCTATCAGCGTTACCCAGATACCAAAATCACCACATACATTAAACACCGATATCTTCATGTCGTCAATCTTCGCCTTTACCCTCGCAACGCGCTCGGTATAGGTCGCCATGACAATCTGACTTTGGTCTATCGCTGTTGTTGTCCCCGTGATCGCCTTTGTCCATTGCTCCACCTTAGGTATTCCCTGAACAAGTGCCATCGCTGCTGCCGAGTTCTCCTTGCCGAATAGTTTACTGAACAGCGCATCATCCGCCATTACCGGTTTCAGCACCTCCAAACGTTCGGCAAGCGATTTCGATTTATCTGTCAAGTCTGACACCTGAATGCCGGCTGCCGACAGCTCCTCTCTTACATCTTTCGGAAGGAAACGTCCTTGTGCAAGCGTTGACATTACGTTGCGCAACGCAACGCCACCCTCCGAGCCTTTCTTGCCGGCTTTGTCAAGTACCTGAATAGCTGCGTTTGTCTCCTCAAAGGATACTCCGGCTGCCTTCGCTGCCATACCGCACTGCTGCAACGCCACCTTGATGGCAGGCAACTCTGCAGAACCCTCGCGGGCTGCTGCTGCCATTGTGTTCATCATCTCCCACATGCGGTCCGACGCTGCCATTGGATCATCCAACGACACACCAAATTGGTTCATCGCCGTTGTCAGAACCTCGGCTGCCGATGTCGCGTCGTTCCCCATCATCTTACTCAATACAGCTACGTTTTTACCCATGTTGTTCAATGCCTCGCTGTTCTTCGCCAGCTCCGGCGACAGCTGAGAAAGCAATAGCTTGTATGAGTTAACCGACCCGGCTGCGGATATACCAAACTCCTTTGCCGTGTCACGTGCTGCCTTTTCCAATGCGTAATACTGCTCCTCGGTAACACCTGCGATAGCCTCCAATTCTGCAAGCTGACTCTCCAGCTCAGCTCCCGGCGCGAGGATTCCTTGAATATTCGACTCCAATCGCTCGAAGTAGCCGCTTGCCAATTCTATCGTCGCACACTGTTTGCAAAATGACGCAACCTTGGCGGTGGCTCCATCCAATGAAGCTTTAAACTTATTTGTCCGGTCGTTCATCTCATCAACAGCCGGTACATAGTTGCCGCTAACAGTAAATTTATACTCAAAGTTTGTCATTTGCTCTTTATTTATTATCTTTGTGGAAGTTAAACCTTTAACCTCACGTTAGACTATGTGGTTGTTAATTTCTATTGCATTCTATGCGTTCTGCATTCTGTTCGTTCTCGGTATTCTTGCTGCGTTCGGATGGCTGGCCTTTGCTCTGGTGCAAGCCTTGCGTGGTCGCTTGAAATTATAACCAACACCATCCCTTTTTACTATTTTGCCGGCGCAAACAACTTCGACAATATCTTGGCGAGGTTCATCAGTCGTGTCCGTTCTATCCAACATGCTTCTTGAAACAACTGCGCCCATGCCTCCTCGCTTAGAGTGTCGGGGGAGATGCCAAAGTTGGCTCGTATCAGTGCGCCGCCTTTCGCTATCTCCCCCTCCTCATCATTGTCACTAAGTTGATACGCCGCTACAAGTTTTTTAATCTATGCGCGCAGCCGGTGAATACATCGTTGAGGGCAGCAATCGCTTCCATCTTCAGTACGGCGTCGCTTCGAAGCTCCTCTGAGCCTCCAAGCCAAGTGTTGTCAAACAACACTTCGCCTCCCTTTAGTGGATTGTTTGTGCCAACTCCGCTCACCGCGTGCATGGTCTTCATGTCGGGACGACGAAAGTACCCTACATGTTCTGTGTCACCCTCGGTAACACTTACCTCTACTACGCGCCCATATTGTTTCTTTAGAGCGTCAATTTCTTCTTCGGTTTTGTTGCCCTTGCGGACAATCTCTTTCTCTTGCTCCATGTGAATTTAATTAGTGTTTAATCTGTTTTTAAATATCTTGCTTTCCATGAATAGGTCAGCGGTTATTAGGCCGCCGAACCATATTCAATGTGGCTGGGAAGCAGCTCAAGCTCTACAATCTGATTCATATCACCCTCTTTCCAATCGCGCGCGTTCTCCACAAAGTGATTGTTGCGGATGCGATCAGTGTGAACGGTGCCGTCCTCCGCAAGATAGCTGACGGTGATATCAAATGCTGCGATATCCTGGATACGTCCCGATGGCGCGCTGCTCTGGATGGCTACAACCTCGCTCTGATAGAGTGAGATGGATGCCGTCGGCGTGATGCGCCCCTTACTGCGTGACACCGGATAGCGTCCGGCTCCGTAGTTGTTCTGCATATCCTGCTTCTCGCCGTACTTAATACCCGTGATGCCTACCACCGGCACGCCGTTGATGGCTACCGTGATGTCGCCCCACGAATATTCCACTCCGTTAATTAAAGGAATGCCGTTTGTTACTGCCATTTTCTTCTGTATTTATCGGTTAAACAGATGTGCCATAGCCAATCTCTACATCGAGATTGCGCATTACCCCGGTGGCGACGTTGGTAATGACCATGCGAACGCGACTTGTTGACAACACGTTTTGATCCGGATCCACCGTGACTTTATAACCACTTAGTTCTCCGGCTTTTTCCATATCTTCAAGTGCTTTCCCTCCGGTCAGCTCCAAATCCTCAACCACGTAGGTCTCCAACTTGCCCGTCGATGCATCAACTGCAAGTGGCTTGCCCAGCTTCGGCAAGGTATAGGTGCGAACTCCGCGCACGGCTTTATCCATAGTGCGGACACTCTCAATGTACGCATAGTCGCTCGTTGACAAGTCCATATTGTGCGAATCCTGCCAATATGTGCCGCCAAGTCCGTCATAGGTGATTACAAACAGATAGCGATCACTATCCAAGGTCTCGATCACCGCACTGTCCAATGTGCGAAGCTCTGTGCCGTCGCTCAGTGCCGGCAGTGCGATGTTGGACGGATAGCTCTCAACCCAGGCAATTGAGTGATGAACCTTGGCTGATGACAGAATACCCAGCACATCGCCCAGGGCTGTTACTGAGTTCTTTTTCTTGTCACTCAAATTGCTGTTGTCACTCGAATTATATAAGTCATACGCTGTGCCTGATCCATCCTGCGCGATGATCACTGACACCCCCTCGCGTCCCGAGGCTGCCACCCCGGTAGGTAAGGATGTGTAATTCACAACTCGTGGTGCATAGAGTATCACCAATGGTTTATTCTGTGCCTCAAGTGTCGTGCGCACACTCTTTAGTGAGTTCAAAATGCTTTCTGCATTCGTCGAAGTAAACTCGCGGGTGCCGTCCCATACACCTATTTGACGCAGCTTCCCTCCGGTATAGTTCTGCATCTTTTTGATGGCTTCAAACAGCGGTGTCCCGGTCTCCGGTGTGTAAATTCCCACATAGAGACTGATGCCGGAGTTCTGGTTGAAGATGCTCGTCAACTGATAGTGAAGCACTCGGATCTCCCATGAAGTTGCGTCCGCCTTAATACCATATTTCTCCGCAGTCTCAATGCTCGAGATAGCTGCAATGGGATTCGATGCGCTCAGCGGTGTTACGCTGCTGTCACATTGATCCGCATCAGGGTAACTGTTGCTGTAAAAGCAAAGCCCCGATATGTGGTCTTCCCCGGATAGCGAGCGGACGATATTCCCGTTCGTTCGGGTGATTGTTAGCTTCTGCATTCTTTATTCAGTTTTGTCGGTGGTTTCTGTGCTCTCCTTGCTCTCCGCAGTAGCACTTTCGCTTTCTGAAGCGGTGCTTTCGCTCTCTGCCGTGATTGTGAAGACTGTCTGGTCTTTCAGAGTGCGAGCATGATTTACCGCGTCGTTCTTCGAAGCAAAGGCGGTGCCGTTGGTGGTTACATATACCTCCTTCAGCTCCTTATGTTGCGCCAAAATCGCGCGTCCTTTCTTCTCTGCCGCTTTCTGTGCTGCAGTATTCTCTTTGTTGCTGGTTTTTGCGTTTGCCATTTTCTTCTGTTTTAGTTGTTTGATGTTAATCTCTTTTTTACCATGGTAACTGCGGCTGCTATCAGGACTATGCCTCCGACTATTAACCACCATTGCCACACCTTTGTCCGGCTCTCCTGCTCGGTGGCTGTCTCCGCCTCTTTGCAACTGTTTTCAGCGTGTGCCTCAGTCGCTTTCTCTTTTACGGCTTCGACAGCTGCTGTCCCACGGTTTTCACTTTCACTGCGACGCGCTCGCTTACCACTCTGTTTAGTCGTAGTGGTGCGTCGTGTCATCAGCGATTCCCCACTATCGGTCTCGTATTCCTCAACCGTCACTGTCCATTGTGTGCAACTATCGGTGTCAGTTACCACCTCTGTTGCCGTCCTCTCCTGATGCAGCGCTTGCCGTTCCACGGCGTTTTCCGCCGTTGTCACCGCGCTCACCTCCTCCTTCGTTTGCTTCGCCACTTTGCGATGTACGCTGCAGCTCGGCAGACACAGGACAATTATCAGCATAAGGACACTTATGTATCTGCTCAATCGCATGGGTCAGTATGTCAAGTTTATTCTGCAGCCCGAGCATATCCTTTCGCAGCGGTTCCACCACAAGCTCCATTATCATTTCAATAGCCTTGCGGTCGTTGTCTATCTGCCGCGATCGAACATCACTCTTTAGCTGCTCTACCTCCGTGCGGTATTTCGCACGTTGCAATCGCGACGTTATGATAGCCGACACCGGAGCCGAGACCAATGCTATTAGCGAAAGAATTATCTCTGTCATCTTGCTGCTCTTTGGTTATCTTATTCCGGTCTCCTTCTTCCACGCTGCAACGTCAAACGATGGACACGCTTTATTCGCGAACTCATAATGCCCGTGCGTCGTGGCGTTAGGATACCGTGTTTTTATCTCTCTTACAAGGGCGAGCAGTGCCTTCTTCTGCGCTGCCGTCCGCGTATCCTTCGGAGTCTTGCAGTCTGTGCCAACGCCCCCAACGTAACTGATGCCGATACTGTATGAATTATGACCGAGGCAATGTGCCCCAATCTTCGCCTCGTCTCGCCCTTTGCGGATACTTCCGTCAAGCCCGATTAACCAATGATATCCGATATCGGAAAATCCTCGTTGGAGGTGCATCTGTCTAATCTGCTCCACACTGTAATCTCTACCTTCCGGTGTCGCTGTGCAGTGTACTATTATCTCGTTGATGGTACGAGTCGTGGTTGAAGCTCCCAGCGCTGCCCAGGTCTGTGCGCCGACTATGCCATCAGCTCGCAGCCCCTTGCTGCGTTGAAAATCTTTTACAGCATCCTCTGTTATCTCCCCGAAGATGCCATCGGCAATGAGGTGAAGTTTCCCCTGAAGGGTCTTTACCTCAGTGCCTCGGCTTCCAAGTTTTAGCGTTGTCATGCTGCTTTATCTTTAGGCTTTCGCACTGACAATGGCGCCCAGACCCTCCGACTTGAGGGGCAGACACACATTATAGGTGCGCATCGAAAAGAGGTTCGACTGGGTTTCGGGACTGGTGGCTGCGTCGCGAAGATATACCTTGGTCGATCCGTCTGCACGCATCACTCGCTTGAGTGTGAATGCCACGGATGCCTGCATATCGCCGTCTCCGGCAATCGCTCCATAGGCGAGTTTCTTCTTGGTCGCTACCGTGTAATATGGACACTGGGTGTATTCGTACACGTCGAAGCCATAGAGGTTCATCACCTTGCCACTCTCGTAGTTGTAATATTGCTGTGAGAACTTCTGATCCTGCTCCAGAAGGTCGGCTACATGATCAGGGCAGAGCACCAATATTCGGCCTTCCACCGGAATGTTCATCTTGTCGAACTTCTTCTTCATCGCGATGATGTCGGAGCGTGTCAGTGCCTTACGTCCATCCGACGCAGCACCTGAGGTCAGAATTACCGGGGTTGTATCCGTATCTCCTGCCGGCGCGATGCTGTGGATAGCGCGCGAGTGGCGTACCTCCACAAACACATCCTTATGCTTCTCGATAACGACTGACATCTTGTCGTAGCTGATGGCGTGCAGCTCGTCATCGGTGATGCGGGTCGGCTTACTCTGGAATTTATCAAGGCTTACCGCTTTATCTCCATCTGATAAGTCCTCAATTTCCAATGGATAGGTGGTGTTATTTACCAACACTTCCGGGTCGCCGCCTACATCTACAAAGTGGATAACATCATTCTTCACATAGTTATCATAGCTCGGAATACGTCCATACCACGCCACCTGCTCGGCTGCTGTGCGGAATTTCTCGATAAGTTCACCAAGCCATACTTCCACGAAGATGCCGGCGCGTAACACGCTGCTGCCGGGTCTTTTCTTGATAGCCCCGACAACGATGCCTACTGCAATCATCAGCATGGCACCGACCGCCGGACTCAGTCCGAGCAATAGCGCGATACCTGCGCCAATGGCTGCGTTCAATAGCATTGCCACCAATACGGAGGCAAGTGCAATAAGTAAATCTTTCATTCTTTTTTATTGTTTTTTGGATGTTGTTGTGTTTAATCGAATGTGGGCGTGAAGCCATATTTCTCTTTAAACAAGCGGGCATAATTGTATATACCAACTGAAAAGTGAGCCAGTGTATTAATTGAAAAGTAGGCCACCGAGGATAGACGAATATGATTTGA